CCCTCGTATATTAATTTCTATGGTATACAAGAGGCATCAAAGAATGGTTTACCAACGGTAAACCCTGACATAGCAAACTCTGCGTTTGGTACATTCTTATCTGTAGATTATCAGGATTCGAGACCAAAATTCTTGTGTATGTATGTTGGTAAACCTTCAGAACATTTGGATATGAAGGAAAACAAAAATTCACGATTTAAGTCAGATGTTTTTGATTTGAGGAGGGGTAGTAACAATCCGTTGTTAGAAAATCAAACAAATAAAGTTGATTGGAGTAGGTCAAACAAAGTTGTAGGTTTCAATTTAGATTTTGGTATTCGTAATCAAAACATATTTAAATCTATAAGTTTGGACCAAAATCAGTATAAAAATACTTCGGAAAGTTTCCAAGTATTGAGTGATATGGCCAATCAGGCTGCGGGAGATAAAGTTGCTCAACAGACAACTTCATTATATAATGTTTATAGAACTAGAAGTTACACGTGTAATGTGTCATCTATGGGTAACATGATGATACAACCAACAATGTATTTCAACCTTAGACATGTGCCAATGTTCTATGGTCCATACTTTATAACGAATGTTAGTCATGATATAAATGTTAATGGATTTGAAACCAACTTTGAAGGTATGAGACAACCTATATTCTCATTCCCGTCTATTGATAAGTTGGTTATGAGTGTAAATAAAAATCTTCTTAAGAAGTATGAAACAGTCTACAGAAAGAAGAGAAACGCACAAGAGGCTGAAAATGCTACAAATCAAAATAATCCGTCAAGAACTAATAGTCCATTAGTTCCTTCTACAAGTGAAAATTGTAATGATGTGACGAACTTCCCTGGTTTAGAGTTTGTGGATTTTGAAAATACACGAATACCTACTAATGAAGTAATTGATTATCTAAAAAGTATTACTAACTACAATAGATACTTACGAGCGTATTCATTGGGGGCTTCATACTTAATTAATACAAGTAATCTTGGTTCGTTTGATTGTGTTAATAATAACTTATTTGGTGTGACATCATCAGCATCTCGTTATGTTAATTTGACAGGATTTACTAATGGTCAAGTGTGTATTCAAAATAATTCACAAACATCAGAAGTTGGTGGAGAGACTTCATCACCAACAGTACCAATATTCTCGTTTGAGAATAAGGAAAATAGTATCAAATTCTTTATTGAGTTCCATATAAATTACACAACGATAATAGATAAGTTGATTGGTCTATCGACAGGTATTACTAACAATGATGAAAAGATTGCGAACGCTCTAACATATCTTTATTTATCGACATGGGTTCAAGACTATGGAACGGGTAAAACAGGTTCACAGATAAAACAAGAGACCGATACTAAAATTACTAACGGAACATTTACCCAAACTCAATTTGATAATATAAAAGAAAAAATGTTGAATGCGGTTATTAAAATACCATAATAAAAGGAAAAATTAACTTTTGCATATATTTATTAATAAAAAAGTTATGGATATTAAAAATCTTTTGGATAACTATCTAAGAAAAGACACAAGAATAACTGAGCGTGATGCGGGTAATGGTTATAAAGAAGTTTGTGATTTAGATACTGGTGATTGTTATACAGTTAGAATGAAAGATGGTCTAATTGAAAGAGTTGACAACACAATGAAACTTAATAGAACTCTTAGAGTTGAAACGCCAAGTGGTGTGAAAACACTTTTGAATGGTTAAAAAAAAATACTATGAATAAAAACAATAGACTTTTAAAAGAAATTGAACAGTATAATAAGATAAACAATTATATATCTGAACAATTTGACACTGCAACACCCGAAGAAGGTGGTGAAGCACCCGCAGCGCCTGCAACAGATATGGGTGGAGAAACTGAAGCTGAGACTATACCAGAACCTGTTGATGTTTCATCAGACCCAGATGTGGAAGTAGTTGACGATACTGAAGGTGATGTTCAAACGGATGTTACAGATTCTGAACCGACTGAAGAAAGTGGTACTGAGGAATTAGACATTACTGATTTGGTTACTTCACAAAAAGATATTCAATCAAAACAAGATGAATTCATGAATACTATGTTTGAAAAACTTTCTGATTTGGAAAGTAAGTTAGGTGCTATGGATTCAATTTTTGATAAAATTAACTCTATTGAGAATAAGATTGAAAAGTATAGACAAAAAAGTCCTGAGGAAAAATTACAACTAAGAAGTTTAGATAGTTATCCTTACAATCAAAAATTAAGTGATTTCTTTATGGATAAGCAAGATGAGTTTGAAGCTACGGGAAAAAATGATTATATTTTAACTTCAGACGAAGTTGAGAACTATTCACCTAATGAAATTAGAGACACTTTTAACAAATTTGAACAAGACGACAATCAGTTCTAATTTGTAAAAAAATATTTTTAATGAAAAGACCACTTCGGTGGTCTTTTTTTGTTTCCGATAGTTTGACTTATCTATTAGTTTGATTATAATTAGTAATGATAAAAGAGATAAACATTAATTAAAAACAAAGAGTAAAATGAGTAATTCAAGTTTAGATGCCGTATTGGCACAGTACGAGAAGAACACCACGTCAATGGGTGGTGGTTCAGGAATGTCGCAAGACGAAAGAATGAAGAAGTATTTCACTACTATTCTTCAGAAACATGAAAAAACAGGTCAGAGAAGAGTTAGAATTCTTCCAACTTCTGACGGTTCTTCACCGTTTAAAGAAGTATGGTACCATGAACTACAAGTTAATGGTCAGTGGATGAAACTTTATGACCCTGGTAAAAACGATGGTGAGCGTTCACCTTTGAACGAGGTTTACGAAGAGTTGATTTCGACAGGTAAGGCTTCAGATAAAGAATTAGCACGTCAGTACCGTTCTCGTAAGTTTTACATTGTAAAAGTAATCGACAGAGACCGTGAAGAAGATGGTGTTAAGTTTTGGAGATTTAAGGACAACTACAAACAAGAAGGTATCTTGGACAAAATCATTCCAATTTGGAGACAGAAAGGTGATATCACAGATGCGACTACAGGTCGTGACCTTATCATCGAATTAACAAAGGCTAAAACTCCAGCGGGTAAAGAGTATACTATTACTCAAACAATTATGTATGATGACCCGATGCCATTACACGATGATGCAGCACAAGCAAAAGAGTGGATGGAAGATGAGTTGACATGGGCTGATGTGTATTCACAAAAACCTGTAGAATATTTGGAAGCGGTATCTCGTGGAGAAACACCTGTATGGGATAGTGAAGCTAAAAAATATGTTTACGGAGATAGTGAGACTTCAGAAATGACTATGGGAGGTTCAAAGACTCCTGAAAAAACTGAAGACCCACAATCAAAAATGGAGGTAGACGAGGACCTACCATTCTAAAAACACAAACATGATGGTACTGACAGTAATGTCGGTACCATCTTTATTATTTAATCATTATGGCAATTAAGAAAAAAGATTTCAGTAGTATTAAGAAGAAGTTTTCAACTTCTGCCAAATTTAAACCTCAGAGGTTTTTTGATTTGGGAAAAGAATTTTTGGATGCGGTAGGAGTACCAGGTCCTGCTATTGGTCACCTAAATATGTTTTTAGGTCACTCAGACACAGGTAAGACTACGGCATTAGTTAAGGCGGCAGTTGATGCACAGAAGAAAGGTATTCTACCTGTTTTTATTATTACTGAACAAAAGTGGTCGTTTGACCACGCAAAACTTATGGGTTTTGAATGTGAGGAGGTTGTCGATGAGGAAACAGGTGAGTTAGATTGGGATGGATTCTTTTTATTCAATAACAATTTTGAATATATTGAACAAATTACTGATTACATCAATGATTTATTAGATGCTCAAGCAAAAGGTGATTTAGACTATTCATTATTATTTTTATGGGATTCTGTAGGTTCAGTACCATGTAAAATGACTTATGAGGGTAAAGGTGGTAAACAACACAATGCGGCAACTTTAGCAGATAAAATCGGTATGGGTATCAATCAACGTATTTCAGGGTCACGTAAAGCGGATTCTAAATATGAAAATTCATTAGTAATTGTTAATCAACCGTGGGTTGAGTTACCTGATAATCCATTCGGTCAACCAAAAATTAAAGCTAAGGGTGGAGAATCTATTTGGTTAAATTCATCTTTGGTGTTTTTGTTTGGTAATCAGAAAGGTGCGGGAACAACTAAGATTTCTGCAGTCAAAGACAAAAGAAAAGTTAAGTTTGCAACAAGAACAAAGGTTTCTGTTATGAAAAACCACATCAATGGATTGGGTTATGAAGATGGAAGAATTCTTGTTACAGCACATGGATTCTTAGCAGGAAAAGACACTGCTGAAGAAAAGAAATCGATTGAATCTTACAAATCAGAACAATCGGAATATTGGAAAGACATCATCGGTACAGGTGGTGACTTTAGGTTAGAAGAAGAAACGTTGGACTCTTAATACAACAAAAGTGACAAAAACGTTATTAGTTGATGGGGATAACCTATTCAAGATTGGTTTTCATGGAGTAAGAGATTACTATCATGAAGGTAATCACATAGGAGGTATTTTTCACTTCATCAATGTACTCAAAAAGTTTTTAGAGGAGCATAATTACGATAAGGTAATTGTCTTTTGGGATGGTAATAATAACGCATCCCAAAGACAGGTTCTATATCCTCAATATAAGGACAATAGACGACAGACGATGAATGAGATAAAGAAACAGTCGTTCTATCACCAGAAGTCTCGTGTGCGTCTGTATTTGGAAGAAATGTTCATACGTCAAGTCACACTTGATGGTTGTGAATCAGATGATTCAATTTCGTATTATTGTAAAATATCTGAGGATGAAAACAAAACTATATTCTCATCAGATAAAGACTTAACACAATTAATTTCAGATAAAGTACAAATCTATTCACCATTAAAGAAAGAATACATTAAAAATGGTGATAAGGTTAAGTTTGGTTCAATAGAAGTTATTCCTGAAAATGTGGTAACACTTAAAGTCATTACTGGTGATAAATCAGATAATATTGATGGTATTTTAAGAATGGGTGAAAAAACTGTTTTGAAGTTTTTTCCTGAGATAGTTGACAGTCCCACTTCTATTGACAATATTTTAAACCGTGCTAACGAGTTAATTAAAGAAGAAAAGAAAAACAAAACTTTAATTAACTTAGTTGAAGGGACAACAAAAAATGGTACATTCGGAAAAGAAATTTTAGATATTAACAAGAAAATTGTAGATTTGTCAAACCCTTTAATAACAGAAGATGGAAAAGAAGAAATAGAATTATACTATCGAGAAGAGTTGGACCCTGAAGGTAGGGGGTACAAAAACTTAATAAAGTACATGATGGAAGATGGACTTTTCAAATACCTACCAAAAAAAGACAATGCTTGGGTTGAGTTCCTACAACCCTTTATGAAACTTACTAGAAAAGAAAAAAGAAGATTTAAAAACAAAAAGTAAAATTATGAAAGAACAGAATGATGTAGTAAAGCTTGAGTTCTTATTGAAGTTAAATGAGAACATCGTAGTACAACGTTACTTCAACGTCAGAGGGTATAACCCTAATGCACGTAAGAGTTTAGATTTGGTTGAGACTGTACATGATATCATCCACGATATCAAGAGGGACTTAACAAACAAATCATGTTATTACCTACTTGAAAACTATGAACAAATTGTAGTTGATGAGCAGATTTTAAACACGTCAAATACTGACGGTCCTGAGAGTTTTTACATGACAATCAAGATGGGAGATGAGACAATTTGTCAGTCTGGTTGGGATGCTAAAGTATACCCTCCGAAGGTAAGATATACTGTTGACATACGCCCAAGACTAAAAAATATACTTCGCATGTTGACTGACATTTTTTCAACTGAAAATTTAACTCATGAATATATGGGATATTCATTAAATTAACCATATTTATTAAAACTCACACAAATTAAATTTCATTAAAAATTATGTCAGACGAAAAGAATTTTGGATACCTAGGAAACACATTTCAGATACAACTATTAAATAATATCATCTTATATAAGGATTTTGCTAATTCAATCGTAGATGTTCTAGACCCAAAGTACTTCGACAATCAATACTTTCGTTTGATTATGCAAATGATTAAGGAGTATTATGTTAAGTATGAACATGCTCCTACATTTGAAACATTGGAACAACTTACTAAGAGTGAGATTTCTTCACCGATGGCTCAAAAAATGGTTCTGGACATGGTGTCACAGGTAAAAGAGGCGCCTTTTGAGGGTCATCAGTTTGTACAAGAAAAGTCATTAAAGTTCTGTAAACAACAAGAATTACAGAAGGTTATGGGTAAAGCTCAAAAAATCATTGACAAAGGTGATTTTGAGAGTTATGACAAACTTGAGGAGATGGTACGTGAAGCACTACAAGTCGGTGAACTTAATCAGGGTTTGGATGATGTATTCTCCAACTTAGACCAAGTTCTACAAGATGATTTTAGACATCCAATTCCGATTGGAATACCAGGAATTGACAACTGTCTAAAGGGAGGATTGGCTAAAGGTGAGATTGGGGTAATATTAGCACCTACAGGTGTTGGTAAAACCACAGTACTTTCAAAAATCGCAAACCACGGTTTTAACTTAGGATACAATGTTTTACAGGTATTCTTTGAGGATAACCCAAAGATTATTCAGAGAAAACATTTCACGATGTGGACTGGTATTGCACCTGACAACTTGTCTTTACACAGAGAAGAAGTTATGGAAAAGGTAAAGTCAATTCAGGATACCACACCTAACAAATTAACATTGAAGAAATTACCGTCAGATACTCTGACAATGAATCAGGTAAAGAATCAAATCAGAAAGATGATTGCTGAGGGTAATAAAATTGATATGGTAGTGTTAGATTACATTGATTGTATCATGCCAGACAAAAACTTAGGTGACGAATGGAAAAGTGAAGGTTCAGTTATGAGAGGTTTTGAAGCGATGTGTCATGAGTTAGATTTAGCTGGTTGGACGGCAACACAGGGTAACCGTTCATCAATATCTTCAGATGTTGTGACAACGGACCAGATGGGTGGTTCTATTAAGAAGGCACAAGTTGGTCACGTAATTATATCTGTAGCAAAGTCTCTACAACAAAAAGAGATGAACTTAGCCACAATCGCAATCACAAAATCACGTATAGGTAAAGATGGTATAGTATTCGAAAATTGTAAGTTCGATAATGAACTTCTTGAAATTGATACTGAACAAAGTGTGACTTTCTTAGGTTTAGAAGAACAGAAGGAAGAGAAGAATAGACTGAGAATCAAAGAGTTGCTTGACAAACGTAAGCAACAAAATCAACTATAATTAAAAGAAAAAATATGGATAACCTCGTAAATTTAGAAGAAAAAGACGCTCGTTTCGTAATTAAAAGAAGCGGTGAAAAAGTTTTATTTGAAGAAGAAAAAATTAAAAATGCGGTAACCAAAGCAATGCAAAGTATTGATATGGTTGACCATGAAATGTCTGAAAAAATTGCAAGAATTACTAGAAAAAGTTTATTCAGAGAAGATAAAGATAGAGTACCTCACGTTGATGAAATTCATGAGATGGTTGAAAATAAGTTGATGGACAATGGTCTTAATGATGTTGCGAGAGAGTACATCATATACCGTTCTCAACGTAGACCTGATATCTTTTCTAAAAGAATAAATTTAAAACCTTATGAGTATCCTGAATTAGTTGAGTATGTTGATGCTATCAGACACTCATATTGGGTACACACAGAGTTTAACTTTACATCAGATATTCAGGACTTTAAAGTACATTTATCAGAGTCTGAAAGAACTGCAGTACAAAGAGCTATGTTGGCGATTTCACAAATTGAAATTGCAGTAAAAACATTTTGGGGTGACATTTATAAGAGAATGCCAAAACCTGAAATTGGTAATGTTGGTGCAACATTCGCAGAA